AACGCTTCAAGTCTAGCAACAGAATCCAGCCCAATCCGCTTGGATTCCTGAGCAAGAGAACTACTTGCGCCAGCATTTCGCAAAGCTTCCTCAGCCTTGCGCTTAGCTTCTTTCAATGGCCCGTTGTCAAAGCTATTAAAGCGCTGATTGATAGTGTCAGACAGTTCTCTCTTGACTTCTTCAGCTCTGGCTTTGGCCAGTTCTACTTGATCGTTAAAGTCTTTTTTGATTTTGTCGACCTTTTGGTCAAAATCTTTATCTGCTGCTTCAATCTGCGCTTGGATTTTCGCTTCAAAGCCATCTTGTTGCTTAATCTGCTTGGTAATCGTACCCTCGTAAGAATACTGGGTATCGTTTCCAGCCTTACTATCTGCACTGATACGACCTCTCAGACCACCTTTAAAGATAAAGCTCTGACTTAAGACAGGAACTTTAAAAGTCTCTTTCTTGTTGGTCTGAATGGTTACCCACTGCCCAACCTCAAGTAACAAATGTCCTTGGTAGTTGAGATTATACGGATAGTAAGTTAGGTTTTTCAGTTTGTAATACAAGTCATTTAAAGCGCTCTGGGTTATGAAGACATTATCAAGTTCCAAAGACCGACCTGTTGTCATACCGACCGTCAGAGACTTCTTATCCGTCTTACAAGTGATACCAGCTATCTGATACTCGATTTCACTCTTGGTCAATCCATGCAAGAAGTAACTGTCAGCGTTAATCGTGATGTTGGACTCGGTCAAATCACGGATTTCCATCTTTCCTTCTCGGTTGAAGAAGCAAGACATCCCAATCATCTGAGTCATAGCGCTCAGCATATCCCTGAACGAAAGTTTCTTACCTTCAGGAACTTGCTCGATATGGTAACGCATAGCGCTGATTCCGAAATAGTCATTCGCTAACTCAATGCCTGTTTTCAGGCAGATTTCCTGAATAACCTCTCGTACTTCAGCTGGGAAATGCAAATCCGTCACGTACTCACGATTGAGCTTAAACATACCGTCCATAAGTTCAAGTGTGGTTGTGTTGCGGTTTCGGTCAATCTCAATATCGTTGATGAAGTATTCCCCCATCTTGACCCACTGGTAGGTATCCCCAACCAGTAGACCAATCTCAGGGTGCAGGGTATCCAGCTTATTGAACGTGGTAATGATACTGGTAAAGGTAATTTTACCGCTACCAGCGCAGGTTCCACCAGGCTTATAAGTATCGCCCTTGATGTAGCCATACTCAAAACTAGCCTCTTTGATATCCCGTGAAGCATATTCACCAACACGAATAGCCAGCGTCCTTTCCTTGGCAAACATGGCTCTGTCAAATTGTCGTCTAGTTAAAGCGTCCATTTTCTTACCTCTCTACCAGATTAAATTTAGCGCCAGACCAAGGTTTAAGCTTCTCAGTAAAGGTATAGCTAGGAGCTGTCCTATCACCGACATAGAAAGTCTTTGTGACTTGGCCATCCATGGGGTCTGGATAAGATACCTCAAAAAATTTAGATGATACAGCATGTAAAAGCTGACTTATTTCTCCCTGAGTCATCATACCCCATTCACAGTCTAGTTTGCGTTTGGTCGTGATACGGTCACGCACCATGTCGCCATTGGCATTACGCCCTGTCTCTCCATCGATATCTTGAATACCGACTTGAAAAGATTTGGGAGGCTTCACAGCCACCCCATTGATTGTCAATTGTGCCATTTAACCTCCTAAATCTTGAGCAAGGTTTGACCTGCTCGTTCATGTTCCTTGTTGATTTCTTGGATAGCTACCCGTCCGAACTCATGGCCTGCGATTTGAATAACGATGTCGCCGTCGCTAGAAAAACCACCTTGTGGACTAATACCAGCCATGGCATTTACTACCGCACTGCTGACTACTCGTCCAAGTGTTTGGATAAATCCTGTATTTTCAAGTGGTACGACCGCCTCTTTACCAGCTTCACCAATCATGGCGATTGTTGGACTATCGACGATACCACCACGGGCAAGACGAGGGAGGCTAACTGTGCTTACACTACCAACCCATCCTAGACCAGGTAAGTTTCTGACAACGCCTAAAACTCCATTAATCATTCCGATGAAGCCATTGACTACATTTTCAATCGTTCCAAGAACCGCATTGACCGCACTCTTAAACGCTCCACCTACAGCGCTACCAACCTTTTGTCCAGCATTGACAAATATGCTTTGAACCGTTGACCATACACCGCTGAAGAAGCCACCAATTGAACTAAACGCGTTCTTGACTGCATTATAAGCACTAGTAAACATATTCCCAAACCAAGAAGATACATTCGCAAGAACACTTGTAACATCTGCCCATCTCTCGCCAAACCATTGACCTATCGGCTCAAAGATTTCTTGTAGTTTTGTCCATAGACCACTGAAAAATTCGCCAATAGCTCGACAAATACCACTAATAAAATCACATAGTCCTTGCCATGCAGTTTTAGCAAACTCAACAACAGTGTCCCAGTTTTGGTAGAGCAAGACACCGATAGCAATCAAAGCTGCGATTGCTGCAATAATCCATGTTATTGGACTTGTCAAAACTGCTAACGCTGCATTAAAAGCCCATGTTGCAGCTGTAGCGACTCCTGCTGCAACAGAATGTGCAAATTCCGCCGCGGTTGCTAATCCCATTTTCGCTGCATGAGCAGTCCATGCTAGAGCTGATTTACCAAGTTCTAAAGCAGTTTTTCCTAGCTGTGCAATTGTTTTACCTGAATTGACCACAAAATCTTTTGCATATAAGGTGTTCAAATAGATTGTTTCACCAAAACTGACCAACTTATCAAATGTCAATGCTTTAATAGCAAGACCTAGATTCTTAATCCCTCCAACAATCAAAGAGACCTTACTACCTAACAAGCTGAATGCTCCTGCAAGTCCCCCGGCTTGTTCAGCCCATGATAAGAAATTAATCGTTTGCCAAGTTGTTATCAAAGCCAAGATAGGTTCTTTGTTTTCTTTACACCAGTCAGAAAAAACGGGGAAACCATCTGCCACTAACTTAATAGCATCCGCCAATAGTCCCAAAGTGGCTAAAAGGCCACCTCCTAATAAATCTGAAATTCCTTCAATACTAACACCGAATACTCCTGATAAAAACTCAGCAAAAGGTTGCCAAGAATTCTCCCAGAGGATTTGTATGATATCAATCAGTCCGTTAAAAGCATTAGCAATAGAGTTAATAGCAGGGGCTACATGTTCATCATAAACACGACTTAAGCCATCGCCAAATTTGTTAACAGACCTTTCAATGCTCTCAAATACAGGCGCAACAGTATCTAATAAACTTTGGAAGACTGATGAAATTTTAGGAGCGCTTGTCACAACGACTTTTTCAAAACCTTTAAACAAACTTCCTGCTAATTTACTACCAACTTCAACAATGGTAGATGTCAAACTCAACAGAGTTGACACAATAGCGCTACCGATACGAACCGCACCAGTTGAGGTAATGACGTCGTAGAAAGTACTAGAAAAGTCCTGAGCGATGTTTCCTACTGCCTCGGAAATGTTACCAATATTATCAAACAAAGCGACTAGCGCCCTGGTAATGCGTTCTTTTTGCCTTCCAAGGCCATTTGCAATATTTTCGGCAAGGAAAACACCGATACCTAGCCCGATAGTTGTTATTGAGCCTGTCACTTGCCCTAAAGCATAAGCAATTTTCTCAGCCATTCGGTTAAAGGCATTCACAACCCTTGGGTCAGTGGCGATTTCTCCCATTGTCTTAGCTATTTGGTCTAAGGCAGTCTTAATGCGTTCTATACCTTCTGGTCTAAATGCTGCATCAAAACCTTTCTTGAAGAGGTCAAACAACCCTTTGAGCTTATCTCCAAGACCATCAAAAATGCTCTTGAATTTGTTGTCCATGTCGGTCAACTCGACTTCTGGCAAGATGTCTTTGAAAGGTCCGCCACCGCCTCCCTTTCCTTTACCACCTTTGCCACCGCCTCCAGACCCGCCTGCGTCGTCATCTTTTGGTTTTTGCAAGATGTTAATCTCATCAAATCCCAAAAGACCTAGCAACTCTTTAGCGGCCTTCTTAGCGTTTTTGGCGGAGTCTCCAAGATTGTCAGCAAGTCCTCCTGCTGAATCTCCAGCGTCGTCTACTGCGTCAGCAAGGTCTCCTGCTCCGCCTGCAGCATCCTTCATGGCGTTACCCATGTCTCCAACTGCTCCACCAACACCATCTTTCACTGTTGCTTTCTTGTTGAACATCAAAGCGATAAACTCAGCGAGTTTAGCAGTAACGTTCTTTAAGACCATAGCAAAAGAGTTCAAGACAGGCATAATGGCATTGATAATCGGTAACATAGAGTTACCAAGGTTCAATGCTGCGTCCTTCATCAGCGACTTAAATAGGCTGATACGACCATTTACAGAATTAGACAAGGTATCCCCATACTTGGCTGTAGCCTGTTCCAGAATAGCCATAAGGCGGATTTGTTGCTGGGTTTGGTAATCCAACTGTTGCCAGCTCTGTCCGTTTGCGAACTTCTTAAAGGCTTCAGTGGACTCAATCATAGCCACGTTGACGTTGATTCCTAGGTCCTCAATCGCTTCGGTGTTCCCTAGTAAACCTGAGCGAATCCGCTCCATAACGTCTGTAATCGTGCGCCCTGAACCTTCAGCAACAACTGCCGATGTCTGCAACATCTTAGCGGTATAGGCGCTTAGCTTGTTGGTATCTTTGATAAATCCAGAAAATAAGTTTGAGTAGACTGCACCGTAGTTGGTAGCCTCACCCACACCCATATTCATAGCGTTGGCATTATCGTTAACCCATTTTAAGAAAGATTGCGAACTCTCGCCCATCTGTCGCTTGATTTGGTTCATAGACGCTGATACTTCAAGAGCCGTCTGCGTTGAATACATCCCAACATCAAGTAATTTCTTACCAAGGATTGCAAAACCAGCGAACTTAGCCAGCTTGCCAAACGCACTACCGATTGAGCTCGACTGTTCACGAACTTTGGCAGTAGCATTTTTCACTTGGTCAGATGTTCCTTTGACCTGATTCTCGACTTCTTTCATCTTCTTCCTGAAAGGCGCTATCTCAGCGTCAATCATGACTTTCAATTCATCAAGAGTTGCCATTTACTTCCTCCTTCCTTTTTCGATTATGTCTCTCTGCAAATTCACGCATCCGTTCCTTATGCAACAAAAGTGCTTGTTTCTGTCGTTCCTGTTCTACTGCTTGTTGTTCTTCTACAAACAACTCAGGCGCATATTCCCAGAACTCAAAGGCCTTGGCATCTTTGGATAACAATAAAGAAACGTGGTTGGATATCATCTGCGAAAGTCTGTATGAGTCAATAATCTTTTCTTTACGCTCTTGGATTTTGACACGGTTATAGCTTTCAATCATTTCTCTGATTTCAAGTACCGTCAAATCCCAAAAATCAAGAGGCTTGCCCCCGATGTCCAAAAACATAGGATAAAGCCTCTCAATAATCTGAGTTACCGTTAAGATTACTTGTCTACTGTCATTTTCTTCTTGGAAGTTTTCTTGTCCTTGCTTCCTCGTGGAGTAAAACCCGATACTTCAAAGAGTGGCATCAACACCTCTGTCATGAAGGTTGTTTGGTCTCCGCCATTGTCCACGTATTCATCGTATAAATCATAGACATCCTCAAGAGAATACCCATGTTCATACTGCTGCAAGGCTCCGTGAACTAACAACAACATAACTTTCAAAGGCGGTAAAGTGAACTCTTCGCCAGCTTCAGGCATGAAAATCTTCAGCAAGTTCATGCCGATTTTTTCTTCCACAGTTGCAGCTTGATGAGATGTCAAACGTAGCTTCAACTCTTTTTCGTCAGTAACTTTCCAAGTTGTGTATTTTAACGCCATTTAATTAACCTCCAATACCATCAGTAAATGTAAGATTAGACTGCAAGGCAATCTTAAGTGTGAAATCGATAACGGCATTGACACCGCCACCGCCAAGCTTAACAGATACTTGGCCTTCAAAAATGACCTTAGTACCGTCTGGATAAGCTTGTTCAAAGTAGAGTTTCTTCTTGTCGTCTGCTGCCTTACGCAATACACGATAAGGAGCAGTTGCGCTTGAATTATTATAAGAGAACTTGTACTCAAGTTCTCCTATGTCCCCAATACCAAACTCGTACTTCTTCACCGTATCTTCAAGAGTAGTATTTTCTACTTTTTCGAGTTCAATACCAAACTCTGGTACTTCTTTCAATCCAACAAGTTTAGTATAGCTATCTTTTGTTTCGCCATAAGAAAGCGTAATTCCATTTGCTAACATGTTTAATTCTCCATTCTAAATTGAAAAACAAGCTCTGAGTGTAAGTCGACGATACCTTCAAAACGCATGACCTTATGTCTCAAATGAGACGGGTCTGGCACGTCTTGGCAGTCAGTTCTTCGCAAACCTAAAGACTCAAAAATCTGATTGATTTTAACAGCTAACTCACTAGTGCTAGTATCATCAAAGATATCCACCTTGTAGCGGATAGAGGATTTTTGTTCCTGGTCATCAAACCAATCACCCGGCTTGTTTTGTTCTTCCAAAAAAATAACGACTGGGAAAGTCTCCCAATCGCTAGGATAAGTATCGGTCACATTATCTGCAACCTTTTGCAATTCTTTATAAATAACAGGCTTGATATTAATCATTTTATTTGTTCTCTTATCTTTCTACGGACATAATTCGAAATATTCTTAGACACACGCTCTTGATTGTCTCTCAAAGCTGGATAAAGATAAGGCTGGGCAGGTTGACCATACATCTTGTAGAACTCCCCGATTTTTTGAAAGTGGTACGGTCCTACATTGATTTGGTCTTCATGTACATACCACGGACTAGACTTGTAAGTCACGCTGACCTCTGGAGAAATACCAGAATGGCTAGCTTGTCCTATTGGTCCCGTTCCAAACTCAACATAAGGAGCGTATTTAAGGTTGGTGTAAACTTCGCCTATAGCCTTATCTCCGTCCATTTTTGCCCTAGTTTTGATACTAGTTATAAGCTCTCCATCTCTCGCTGGTGCGAGTCTTCTTGCATCTGCTTGGACAACCTTTATAGTAGCATTGTGCACCGCACGTAAGACGATATCCTCGCCAGTTTTTTTACTAGCCAATCGTCTACATTTAGCTATAAGCCTATCTGCCCCTAGTAGCCCTGACACGCTCTAACTCCAAAACTTGATGATGTGTGTAGACCTTTTTAGAAATAACCCTATGAGTCACTTCCGTCTGACTATCGATACACACACCATCTTTTACTTTGATAGTAGCTGACTTGTTGGCATTTGCGTTCAAAATATCATTGACACGCTCGCCATACAATTCAGATTGTAGCTTGCTACTAGCTGGCCACAATTCAAGGCGGACTGTCTCAGCTTCCTTGGCATACCCTTCTTTCGCGACACCTTCCTCAGTGACAGTCTTTTCAAACCGTCGCATTGGATAAGGTTTCAGTCTACTCTGCTTCAAAAACATGACCTGCCACCCTTGCTAGCCTGTGCATGCGTATTCGCTGTAGAAGATCCGTAGACAGGCCGTTTTCTCCGTAGACTACTGCTATACCACCCTCGGTTCTAGAATGCTCTCCTTCCGCTCCTGAGCGGTTGTGGAGTTCGATAGCAACCTCAGGTATTAAAAGACTTAAAGCAGGTGTCAAAGATGTGCGATTAGTCTCTGACAAGATAAGATTTGTAGCCCTTGTTTGGAGCAACATGAGAAGCTGAGTATCTTCTTCGCCTGTTAATTTCTTCAGCAACTCTATAGACATATCAATCCTCTTCTAAGAACTCAGGTTTAGGAAAGATTTCCTCAAGAACATCTGAGATAGCGACACCGTTGCTGGCAATATTGTCAGCCAGCTCAGCATAGCGCTCCTCAGTAATCTCAAGTTCCTCTCCTGCCAGTCGTTTCACATTTGATTCCCAATCATAGAAATCTTGTTTGATTTTAAATTTCATAACTCGGACCTATTTCTTACCAGTTTTTTCTTTCCAGTTAGTTGTATCTGTGTCTGGTGCGGTTGATGAATTAGAAATATCCTTAACCGCTACATAGACTTTATCGGCATGAGTAACTGTGTCACCTTCTTTGTAGGTTGTTCCAGTTTTCCACGCTTTAGCACGGTTTACAACTTTACCTTGAGTAGATGGTTTAGCAGCAGGCTTAGAATCTGCAATTGTGATGATGTATTTCTTGAAGTGTTCAAGAACAAATGCACCAGTGTAAAGCAATTGCTCTACCAATTCGCCAAATCGCCCTGGAATGTTATCGTTGTACTTAGTATTATCTACTTGTACTGGAGATGTAACAACACCTGGAGCAGTAGCAAGGGCATTAACACCTTTCAGGAATTTAGAAGGAACCTTATAGACTGTGTAATCATCCAATTCACCAACATATCCTTTTCCAAGGACTTTCTTATCTGCGTCACCATGTGGTAGACGAACGATTTCAGACTTGATCGCTTTGTAGAAACTTGGAGTGACGAAGAGCAAGCGTTCTTTTGTAATTCCAAGCTCATCAAGTTTCTCAGACACATCAAGAACCGCATTATAAGCGTTGTTCGCTCCTGCTGTTTTACCCATGGCAACATTGTCACTTACGTTTCCAAGTGCTGCACCAAAACGTAGTTCATCAAGATATGGAGCGACTACTTCTGCAGCCTGACGGGCAATAACATAATTGATATTCACTTGACCATTAGAGTCACGTTCGTCCAATTGATCTACGAAACGACCCCAGTATTTTTCTTCATCAAGGGTATAAACCTTTTCTTCAACTTCAACGTGATCAAATTCGTTGTCTTTGTTACGTTTGTAGTCTTTCAACTCTGTTGTGTTACCAGTTGCTACTGTAAAAGAGCGACCTTGCAAGGTTACTGCATCGCTTGATGTCACAAGTGGTGTTGAATATGAATTTACTGCAAGTACATCCTCAATAATCCCAAGATGTTTCTTGCGTGATTCTGCTGTGTTTAATTCTTCAAATGCCATTTATTTTTCCTCTTTTCTTTTATTACAAGAAGTCTTTACGCCATTTTTCCGTGACTTCTTGCTGGACTGTTTGTGCATTTTTGATAGGTGCACTACCTTTCATACGTTCAGAGACTCCCTTCTGAACTGACTCTTCCCATGCTTTTTGGATAGAGGTGATAGATTCAGATACCGTCTCTGCGTTTGTCAAATCGACTACATTTACTAACTCAACAGGTAAGTCACGTTCACTTAGCATTGCTTTAGCCTCTGCGGTCAATTCCTTACGAGCAATAGCCTTTTCACGGTCAGCTAGTTCTTGCTCACGCTGATCCAACTGATATTTCTGTTTTTCATCAGCGTTCATCTTAGCAAGCTTCTTAGCTTCGTTTTCCTTGGCTTCTTGCTCAGCTTCCCATTTAGAGCGCTCGGCAGATAGCATCTTACCGATTTCAGCACGAGTGAAAGTTCGTTCGTGCTTTTCTTCCTGCACTGTATCAACATTTTCTTGAGTGTCGACAGTCTCAGTTGATTCAGTAGATACAGTTGCATTGATTTCTTCTGACATAATTGTCCTCCAGCGATTACGTCGCCACTCGATAATCTCGCTTTACGTCCGGCGACGGAACAGTACAGCTTTTAATGTCATCGGCACAGTTTGGACAATATAAAAACCGTACGGGATTCCATACGGTTAGAGCATAAGAAAACCGCCTCGATTTCGATGCGGTTAATTTTTATAGTTTAATTTCTTCAATTTTTGCACGTTGTTCTAGAATTCTTAAATAATTCCACATGGTTGAACGCTGACCTTTTAACAAATCAATCGGACATTTAGATTCAAACTCTAGTTGCCCTTTTTCGTATTTCCCAATCATCATATCTAACTTCTGGAATCGTTCTTTCAATTCGTAGTATTCTTTTTTAAATCTTTCTTTCCATTCTTCCATTTTTCTGTTCCTTTCTTTACACCTTTAATTATTCCGCTGATTACGGCCATAATAATAAATATTAACAACAAAAATACCAACCACCCAAAGGCGATTGATACCCAATCCCATATAAACATGTCTTTACTCCTTTCTAAGCATCATTTTTTAGGCTTAGCATTCTTTTCCACCCATTTTTTGAAATCATCAAACGTATCCATCTTTTTCAATAATAGATACTTCTCAACTTCTTCAATGGCTTCCTCAACTTTAGCGTCATGAAAACAGTAACCGTTACCTGATAAATCAAAAATTTTATTTTGTTTTTTCTTATCAACAATCCATAACTCCTCACCATGCCAAGCACTCTGTGGATCATAACATTTCTTAGATTGTATCTCAAGACCGTTATTTTCAATCAATTCTATCAACTTTTTGTACTTATTCATCAGATTCTCCTTTCTGAGCACGAAAAAAGCACTTAGATTTCTCTAGGTGCTTAAGTAATAAATTGCATTTTTATATTTTTTAACACGCTCGTAGTCTGTATTGGTAACAGATTTCAAACGTGATAAATCTGAGTTATGTTTCAAATCTGCAAGTTTTACAACTCTTGCTAAATTATTTGATTTTACTTTCCCAAGATATTCTTGATAACTTTGACCTTTTTTCTTTGTCAAAATTTGTACCGCTGTAACAACTTCATTTGACAAGCCAGACGCGAATAAATCGGCAGCAGTTATATCGCTATCCTCAATCACATCATGTAAAAGAGCGACAACTTTTTCTTGTTCAGTGTTGACTTGACTGGCCACATAGAGAGGATGCTGTATGTAATCAACACCCGCTTTATCTACCTGCCCTGCATGTGCTTTTTTAGCGATAGCCAAGGCAATATCAATCATGCCGCTACCATCCTGTCAATATAAGTAAATGCATCATTTTCTGAAATTTCTTCAAAATCCGTAAAGTCATTAAAAAAGATTTTATTAAACCAATCCATGCTATTAACCCACTTTTTTTCAATGTCAAAAACTTGCATGACACCATCAATCAAACGAAGTACTTGAGCATTGTTCGTCGTTGTGCGGTAGTATTTAATATCTTTCATATCACTTCACCCTCTCTATATTTTTAGGAATCTCAAGCCCATTGCTTAAATCAAGCATTTCCTTAAATAATTTCATGCGTTCTAGATCAGATGTATTCGTATCACGATACTTCTCATAGAGTTCATGTAATGAACCATTTTTTAAGTCGAAACTTTCCTGAGTATGATACTGCATTTCAAAGTTGATACCATCTTTTTCAACGACTGTATTCACACCTTTGTATGGTCCATCTACTAGCCAAGTGTTTTTTACTTTTACAATTTTATAACCTTCTGCGATAAGCTTCTGTTTCATCTTCAAATACTCTTCTGTAAAAGTATCGGAATCGAAAATAGTTGTGTACCTTAAGGCGTCATTAATCTTACTCACGGCTTTTGACAAACTTATATTTTCAACTAGGCTATCTGCAATAATTTTACGTGATAATGACTCAACTGTTTTCTTCCTAAATTCAAGACCTGCCAATTTGTTTTCTCCTGCGATACGTTGCATATCACTTGTAATTTTTGGCTCAACTCCTGAAATTTTGGACAATAGTTGTTCGCTATAAAATTTCGCCTTGGCTTCTCTTGTATCTTGATTATACACCTTTTCCCCGTCTTTCGCAACATACTTGCTATACCACTCTTTATAAGTCATATCGGCAGGCACGTACTCAACTTTACCTGTCTCTGGATTCCTTGCTCTGCGCTTCAACTTGCTGTAGTCTGCGTCCTCATCGTATCCGACAGTAGTAGACCTGCACCACGGATGCATAGGTGGACAATTGACGCCAGGGACAGCCTTGTCCCTATCATAGACCTGATTGTCATGCTCCTGACAAATCCGTGATGTACGCTTGTCTAAGACGGCCACAAAGATATACTTTTCTATGTCTGCTTCTTCATAGCTGAGTAGTTCCATTTGGTTATGAAAAAAGGCTGATTCTGTCCGAACCAAACGTCTTGCATCGTTCTGACCTACATTGAACCTCTCAGCAATTGCTTGTGCAGTTTCTCGTGTATCTCGGCCTGTCATAAGGCTTATGAGTAATTCATCTTTTATGCTTGATGTAAGCTTCCCTGTATTCTTCCAGATGTTTGTTGAGTACGTACTTCCGTCACCTACCCAACTGAAAGACTGTAGATGTTTAATCTCGCTCTCAGGAAGCCCAGAAAAGCCGTATGCTAGTCCTGTCTGCTGCTGCAGGTCAAAGGTAGCCTTGTAGTAACTATCCTTCATCAGGTCGTTATAAAAGGCGTCTGAGCCTGTCTTTTCTGAATGATAGATAGATTCACGCATACGGTCTAAATCATCACTCAAACGCTCTAGGCGCTTCATACGGAAAGAATAAGCTGGGCTGTCTAAATCAGCTAGTAATCTTTGGATGTTCGGGTCATTCGGTCTCGCTTCAAGTACTTTACGAAGTTCATTCAGATTTTTCTTGTCTTTCATGTTCTTCAATACTTGTCTAGCTTCTACCTGACTTAGACCATAATCACGTTGGAACTTATCAAAAATCTTATTGACTTCCTTATCCAAGTAAGTCTTGGCTTCCTGATAGACCTTATCGAACTGGTCTGCCTGCTTTTCGGCCTTGTCCATCTGCTGGTAAATCAGATTGGCTTTCCTCTTCGCCCAATACTCCTGATTCTTCATCCTCTACCTCGTCTTCGGGTTTCGTGTTGTCTTTGTTGAACATCGGCATGTCTTCCATGTTCTTCTTTTTCTCTTCTTCCAAGGCTTCCAGCTCAGCGTCAGGGTCTTCCACAAACGGCAAGAGAGAAATAAGCTGTCTATTGGTCACTTTGCCTTCCAAATTGTTCACAATCTGAGAGATTTCTAACAAGTTCTTAGGCAAACCACGACTGAATTGTGGAACGATTGAATGAGACTCTAAAGCAATCTGCTTCATGCCTAAGTAATGAGCAAAAATCGCAATACGCTGACGCAATCCTCGCTTATAGTTCGCTTCCTTGGTCTTAGTAATCATCTCAAGGCCCATCAGCTTAAATTCCATGGCTACGCCTGATGTATTCCCTGCGAAATTCTCATCAGTCAAATTAGGCACATGGCTAAATGTGTAGATGTCCTCTTTAAGAGCTGTACGCAAGATTTCAGTAGCACTTTCGTCCAGCGTATTCTTCAAGAACTCAGCCCTTGCACTATCGCCCGGCAATTCCAAAAGACCTTCTTCAGAAAGAATCTTCATTGCTACCTTAGCGTCTTCTGGAGTGTCTGCTAACTGCGTGCCATACAAGACAAGTATAGACTCTACAGCCTGTTCCTTATCATTGACACGATTCCCCATCAAGGAATTATAAGCGTCTATCAAGCTAATCTGTTGCTCGTAGTCGCCAATCGCAAAGTGATTATTGCGATACTCGATAATTGGGATTTGACCAAGGTTGTGAGGTGTTGCCTCCTCGCTCTGAGTTGTTCCTGAATCTGTACTTCTCAGCACCATGTGATAGTGCAGATTTTCGGTAAAGACCTCAGCCTGGTACTTGGTAGTGTCTTTCGTATCGTCTTTTACTTCATAGTAATAGACCGCAAACAAAGGCTTCCGCTCAATACTATCATCGTAGACCATGAAAGTATTCTCCGGATCAATACTAGTTGAATCCAACTCAGTCAATCCTTCTTTAGCATAGATGTATTCATAAGCACGACCATAGATAGCCATGTTCAAAGCATTCTGAGCATCTACTTGGTCAATCTCAGCACCATCAAAGGCTGTAAGTAATTCATCGATATCACCGTCAGCAGTATTGTTATACTTGATAGGATTGCCCATAAAATAGCCCGTAGCCGTGTCTGCGATATCCTTGGCATGATTGGCTACCGTCTTGTAATTCGGTGCGTTCACGTTGCGTCTCGTGTGTTTTAAGATAGCATGCTCACCCAAATAGTAGCTTTTAAGCTTCTTCAAATGCGAGCCTTCAGTGCTATGTATCGTTATCAATTTGTAAATCAGGTCTTTCTTCAAAGAACCCTCATCATATCCATCCCGTGGATAGGTTAAATATTGGTACATGTCTTTCCTCTCTATAGACCATAATCAGAACGTCTACGGACGGTTGCTTTAGGTTGAGAATGTTGTGAGTAAATCGCATAACGCACCGCATCCAGCACGTCGTCATTCTCTTTCACTGGCTCGCCCGTCTTTTCATTCCAGATATACTGATAAACTTCGTCTTTGAACTTGCTGACCTTGTTTGATACAACAAAAAAGCGCCCAGCTTTCATCAGCTTGGCTACTTCTTCAATACCAGACAATACCGCTTTATTAGCGTTGAATGTTCTTAATTGCTCTCTTTGAAATCTAGCAACGTGTTCAGGTCGTGCACTGTCTGCCCAGAACGTAATATTCCCGTATCGTTCCTTGATATTCTTAGCGAGGTCTACCCAAAAATCTATCTCTTTGTACTGATGAGCGTGTTCCTCTAACAGATAAGCTGAACCGCCAGATGTTTCTCCAATGACAACAATAGAGCCAAAGTGTTCATATCCCCAGTCAACACCAGCATAGACTTTAGTGATATCTTTTGGTACGTTATCTACAACCATATTCTCGCTAAAATCACGATAGACGACGCCCTCACCAGTCACCCACAGACCAAGAATATCTCGGTCATAAAATACACCAGCTGGTGTCGCATTCTTGATATTCTTCGGTATCTGTCAGACATGAATGTATTATCATCTAACTTAAAATGAAAGTCGATGATCATATCGTCTCCAGAGTTGATATAATCCCGTCTGAGCCAGTGTGTCGGGATGTCTGGGTTGCTATCCCAAACAATCCTAGCACCCTCTCCTGAGCAACGTGAGATGATTTCCTTGAATACTTGTTCGTTAGCAAGAGATGCCTCGTTTACATAAGCTCCAAAAGCAGTAAAACCACGGGCGCGTTTTAAACCAGATATAGAACCGGTGTAGACTTGAACTACCTTGACACCGCAAAGGGTAAAAGCTCCGTGCTTATCGTATTTAGGTTCAATATCAAACATGTTATACAGTTCCTGAATGATATTGTTTTGTATCGATGTTGAAGATGTTCCAGCTAAGATATACATCGGCTCATCTATGTTTAATCTATCCGCTGTTTCTCTCACTCGTGCAATCTCATTCATGAAGACCATGTTGTTTAGAACAGTTTTACCTGAACGTTTTGCACCATGGAGACCACAGATAAAAAAATCATCATTCAATACTCGTGTAAGCACTTCTTCTTGTCGCTTTGTAAATTTATTTGTCATCAAAAGCACCTCTCAAAGCCTTGGCAAAGTCTATCAATTTATCGTCTTGTTCATTATCCACACCGATTTGTGATTTAAGTTTTTCGATTTCAAGTTCTAGTTTCTCAGCTTGTTTAGCAGTCGGATAACGCTTCAATATCTCAGCTATCGCTTTAATAACTGTGTTATTATCTGCCTTTTTCGTAACTCTATCCACCTCACCAGTGACAGGGTTCATCATCAAAACTTCCTCAAGTCGCTGGCCTCTTGCAATGTCTGAGAGAATCGAAAGAGCCTCTTTAGCGCTCAAAATATTTTCATCGTGCATCTTTTCAGTTTCGGTTTGTATAAACGTTTTAACGCTTGCATTTTCTAGCAATTTACTAGCGGTTGTTTTAGCATACGCTTCACTATAACCTGCGAATATTGCGGATTGATAGACATTACCAGTCCTCAAATACTCGCTCGCAAACATCTTTTGTCTTTGATTTAACCCAATGTCCATCACCACCTTTCGAATAATCAAAAAAAGCCACACGATGTGCGACCTTCTTGCAAGGCGACTACAACCTTGCGTGCGTATTAAATTTTGACTTCTTTTTTATTTTTTGTAGTCTTTAAAACCTCTGAGGGAATCAAACCCTCTAGCTTATAACTTATCCGGAATATAATTAGCTACGCAATCATGCGAGGTCCAGTCGCTTCCGCAACCATTTTTAAGTTAATGAGTGATAGGAGTTAATGAGTGATATGTGAATCCCCACCCAGAAGATTTAACTCATTCTGGGACACAAACACTCAAAGGAGAGGGGAGGACTTGAACCTCCAAGGCCATTACAGCCCCCTGACATTACAGGTAACCATCTACCAATTCTGAGACCTCTCTTTTCAATTCTTGATACTACCATTCTAACAGATTTTTAGAACCGTGCTGTTCCAAAAAGTCCCATAAGCTCACTATGAGGTTAGATGACTTCTTCCAAAGCTAAGACCGCCTCATTTTTTAACCTGTAGTAGGTTGTACGACTCATATTCAAATCATAACAAACGCTATCAGCGGTGCCTTTGTTGATGTAAGTCATTCTTAATACTGCCCTGTACTTTGGATTTTTAAGCCTATTGATCATTCTACCTAATTCAAGTTTTCTGTTAATGACCTCTTTAGTATCCTGCTCTATAGCCTCTTTCATCACTACCAACTGAGTATAGACATCATCAACTTTTCTAGTCTGTCCACCTTGGACTTTGACGTCAATCCACTTGGGGCTTGAGAGCAAACCTGCCTCAAGCTCGTTAATTTCGTCTATACGGCTTTGGATGTCCATGTCCAGATCCTGCAACTCTTTCAAGAGCTCTTTAGCCTTGTTCACTCTCTGTCTCCTTTGTGATATAATAATAGTGTTTGAAATTATTGCTGAGACAGAGAGTGTCTTGGCTTTTTTTAATGCTTAAATTCGTTGACCAGGTCACGGATAAAGAACTTCCAGTCAGATTCTCTAAAAGTCAAGAAACGATCTGTAGTAAGATTTCTAAGTTTTTTATAGAAAAGCATCTTTAGTTGAATTGACTCACCGACACTCAGTAAGGTACCAGGAAAGCGATGTACTGAAACCACTCTATTCCCGTATCCAGAAATATCTAATTGTATTATTGTTTCTGGATAAAAACGCCCAACTTTAGCTTCAACTCCGAGCTCAACTTTGACCTCTTCCACAATTGGAACTTCGTTTAAAATTGGTCGTGCAGGAAATAATGGCGACGAGACTTTTTGCCTTTTTCCTGAATATGGGTATCTTTTAGGTTTCATTGTTTATCCCCTTCTTTATTCTCTAAAACGGCATCTTGTATAAAAGTATTACCGATTTTATAGTGCTTGTATTCCTCAACTGTTACTTCAAATGTTTCTTCAACTTGCTTATTACCTGTAAATTCTGAAACGACCAGAATGTATTTTCTTTTGGTTCTGGTTGGCACAAGTACCGAACTTTTACCATTCATAACAGGTATGAACGTTGTGTGAGGTTCATCAATGTACTTATCTACCACTGTCCCACTCGAAATCTGGTGACATGCTACGAGTAAGGATGCGAATAAAACAATACATAGGATTTTAAAATATCTCACTCGTTGACCTCCAAAAACTCTAGATTTTCGTAGATGTTGCCAAGCACTTCAGATTCATCAATTTCAGACCACAAACGCACTGCGACACTGCCAGTATCAATAACCCAAGACCCTTCAAGAACCTTTACAACTCCTACATAATCTTTCTCATATTCATAGAAACCGCCAATTTCGTCAGCTCTACCCAAAAATCTAGTAGTTCGTACAATATCGCCTTCAAAGATTTCCTTTCCGTTCTTGTCTTTGAGTCCTGTTGATTGCATGAGTTCGATTTCGTCAAAATCATAACAATAGATATCTCTATCGTCTGGTAAACCATTCTCAAAATAAACTTGTTGTGTCACTATTTCTTTGTTTTCGTAGTCAATAGCAAGAATGTCATCTGAAAAAACCATACGTTTTCCTATTTTTACCCACACTCTAAATTTTGGAATCATTCCTCCACCTCCTCTATATCAATTCCTTCACAATCAAACACCCAGCCGAAGTTTGCGTCTTCTAGTTCTTTACGGGTGTGGGAATATATAACATCGTCTAAACTAAAGCTTTTTGTAAAGAAATACCTTTTCAAAAGTTCTCCATAAACCAACATATTTTCTTTAATATTCCCTTTAATCTTAACAAAATACCGCTTCTCTTTTTCAACCTCGTAGCCGTCAAGCCAAGCAAGACAGAATTTTTCGATGTTATTTTCGTAAAACCACTCAGGAACTTTCTTATCATAATGATCTTCAATTACTCTCATTGCACCGTAAACATGAAAATTGTTTTTCTTTTTAAATTCTATATATTCCGCCACACACTGCGGAACTTTGACTGGTTTTGGTTTATCTAGTTGTTCCAAGTCTTGCAGAAAAATTTGACGAGCTAGTTCTGCTCCTTCAGCATTCCATACACCCTCAAGTTTTTTATATTTCTCAATCAATTCCTGCTTATTCATCTTAGTTTCCTCTATAAATCAAATAAACTGCAATAACTACCTGAGCCATGCTTGGCGAATAGCCAACCCAATCATCAAACTCCTTAGATTTTGGCAACCAATCCTTAGTAGCTCCCAAATCATAGTCTGTAGGCTTTTCATCAGCGAAGATGCATTCCATCGCTCCCATAAACGTCATACCATCTTCTGCCATTTCCCAAAAATAGTCCGCCCGGTCTTTCACCGCTTGTGGTAAATTTTGCTTGGGAGGTTGCGGCTTCCCGTCTTCTACCGTCCAGTTGTATACTTCATTAACTTTTTGCTTTAACTCTTCCATCATCTTCCAACTCCTCCGCTTTCCGTCTTAATTCTCATTATCTTCCTCCTCAATTTTAATAACGGCCCTACCGTTTGGGTGTCGTCTTTGGTGTGATGTGTAAGTGTAATACTTTAACATCCTTTCAGTAATTCCTGTCTCGCTACTGATCTGCGCTAATGTTCCAAGCGTAACAAACACATCACCTTGATATAATGCGTAGTCAGCCATCTGCTCCTCATTTCTTCAAATACTCAGGGATTTCATGACCTCAATCTCAACCTCTATCCGTGGATTTAGACTGTAGAACTTGCCTACATCATGTAGCGCTATCTGACCGTCGTCCTGGAAGACGATCCCTGACATGCTGTCATATAGCGCTTTTTCGTAGTTATCTATGTCAGGCTTTTTGCCTACTGGTATAATTTCATCCAGGAGGGCCTGTTGGTTCTTCTTGACTTTAGAAATGTACTGAGGAGGTTTGATATAAAATCTAAGCCGTGTCCTCAAAGCTCCCTCAAGGATAGGCTGACCCATGTACTGATTAGCAATGAGCAGCTGGCAATGATTACGCCATGTTTTCATATCCTTGTCTTCGTAAGTTGTGGTAAAACTCCCACGTCTTGCAAACCTTGGCCGTGATTGAGGTTTAGGCTCAATGTTCAGGGTCAATTTCATTCAAGAGCCCCCTTAAATCCTGCCATCTCAAAGAGATTTTCTCTGTTTTCGTTTACGAACTCAATGCTCATATCATAGCTTAGAGTCGTAACGACCTCTATTTTTTGTTTCTCAATGATGATAGCAATACGTTCTGTCACATTGATTTTACTTGCCATGTTCTTTCTCCTGTTAAAAAAGTGTCGTTTGCAAAGGGTACACATCTTCAAACGGTACTCCAAGTCTTAGACAGTCTTGTTTGATGTCCATTGTAGAAATCACATACTTGACGCCATTGTTTTTCTTGTCGTAATGTGGAAAAGTGTACCCGTCATTTTCAATTTTGATCTTGATGTCCGTTTTGGTTTCAGGTTTCCAATCCACCCAATCCGTCCACTCCATCTCATACCTCATCAAATAAACTTAATTGAGCGTTGTGGTTTTTTATCCGCTCCTCTGCTATACCAAAATAATATTCATCTATTTCAGTTCCTATAAAATGCCTATCCGTTTCTAACGCTGCTAATGCTGTCGTACCGCTTCCCATGAAACCATCAAAAACAGTATCCCCAACATCAGAATGTTTAACAATACATCGTTTTATCAATTCAATAGGTTTTTGATTTTGATGGAGTAGTTCATCTGAACTTACTCTCTTGAAATCCCAAACATCTGTCAGTCGCTCACCGTTGAATTTCTTCCGTCCTTTGTTTGCCAATATAATCATCTCGTACTGTTTTCCAAACTGCGCCTCTAAATCGCCAGCGGTATGATTATTTTTTCGCCATATAATAATATTTTTTACTGAAAAATACTTTTCAATTTCTTTTTTAAAAAAATCAACCTTGTCAAATGAACAGAATATATAAATAGCCGTATCATCTTTTAAAATTCGATAACACTCTTTTATATACTCTTTTATCAATTCAGGATTGTTATCATTTTTGATAACATTTGAAAATTTATGCTTTTCTTTCCGCCAATTTGTTTTATAATTTATCAAATAAGGCGGGTCTGTTACGATTAAATCAATTTTATTATCAGGAATTGTTTCCATAAATTCCAAGACATCTTTTTTTATAATCTTATCTATTTCCACTAACTGTCCCTCCTAAAACGGCAAACCGTCATTTGGGAGGTCAAAGGGGTTAGGATCGGTAAAAGGTGAGCTATTCCCATTTTGGAAACTGTTGCCTTGTCCGTGCTGACTGTTGCGACTCTCTAGCAGAGCTACACTCTCAGCGATTACTTCAGTCACATATCGACGCTGACCGTCTTTCTCGTAAGACCTAACTTGTAAGCGCCCAATGATCCCAATAAGAGAGCCCTTGCTGCAATACTGAACAATGATGTCAGCTGTACCTCTCCAAGCTTGAAAATTGATAAAATCAGCCTCACGCTCTCCATTTTCGTTTTTGAAATTGCGATTGACTGCAAGCGTGCCCTGTAAACTAGATACATTATTAGGCGTTTTTCGTAGATCAGGAGGCGCTACAAGCCTCCCAACCAGTGTGACGTTATTGATCATCTGATTTGTCCCCCTCTAGTGCTACGGTCTCCCAAGAGATACCCTAAAAACATCCATAGGATAGCCATCCCAATCTCTTTGATAAAATCATTCATTATTTCTCTCCTTTGCATTCATAACATACATTTTGACCTACATCTTTTCCCTTAATTATTGATAAGCTACCACATTTCTCACAGCTGATTATGAAACCTAAACCATTTGAATTAATACTGCTTATATTGTTCTCTGAGGGAACTTTGTAAATAATCAATGCGGATGTATGCCAATATTCAGCACTGACTCCACTGTCAGCGACAGCAGACACATTTGATTGAAATTTGATGTCAATCAACTTAATGCCTGGATTTTCGGCAAGCCAGCTATTTATTTGGTCGTCAATCGCCTCATGATGTGGATAATCACATGAAAAAAATACGGTTTTAATCATATTCCCCTCCTGGATTGTGCCACCAGATCATCAGGTCTTCCTGATTATCTCTGATGTACTGCTCAAATTTTTCAAAGTGGACGATAGCATGTTTTAAGCGTTGCATACCCTCTCCAGATTTTGAGCAAAAGCTGAAAACTTTAAAGACAGGCTCAATCATGTCAATAATTTCTACGACTTGGCCATTGAGGTTCCAGACGCTATCCTCTCCCACCTTAAAATCTAGGATAAACTCATCCCCTAGGTTGTGGATAACCTGCAATTTCTTGCCGTCCGAGTAGATGGCTACGCTGTCAGATATTTTTCTGATGTCCATGGTTACCTCCCCATTGACTCTGGAGAATATCCAAGATTTTTCTATCTCCAATTTCCTTTTTTCGCCATACAGAGTCGCTAATAGGTCCTCTATTTTTCCTATTAACTCATCAGGCACCCCATATTCAGCCAATTCTTCTGAAATTTTTTCAATTTCTGTCATACTTACCACCCACATTGTTCATTTAGCTCAGCCTGAGTTAATGGATCGATACGTTGATAACCGCTGACTTGATAGTTCTTTTTAAAATCAAATCCGAGTTTACTTAGACCAGCCTTGAAACAGTCTTTTTCGGCTGTGTCTACAAAATACACCTCTAAAGTCATTTTTTGGGCATATCGTTTTAGGTCATTTTCAGCCCCTCTAAGAGCGTTAGGCTCATTTTGGAGGATTTGTCCACCGTCCAAGATTTTGCCCGTTTCTGGGTCAAAATTTGGGGTTTCCGTTGATTTTGGAGCCTGTTCTTGCTGTTTGGTTTGTTGAGCTGCTAAAAGCTCCTGATTAGATCGCTCTGCTCGTTCTTGAGCCTGTCTGAGTTCTTCCTTTTGCTTTTCAAACTCATAATCAGCTTTGATTTGTCCAAAGACTTCAGCAAGAGTCAAGTCTTTCAGCTGTCTAATGTAAGGTGAGTCAGTCATGCCATACTCAGCACATAACCCTGAAATAGCTGACTTAGCCTTTTCAAATTCTTGCTGTTTCTGAAACTCAAATGTGACCATGTCATCAAGTGACTTCATAGTGACTTTTTTAAGCGTCACGCCATCTGCCATGAAATCGCCAGCCTTGACATACTCAAGGGCCTTTTCATCAAAGAGACGAGGATCCAGCATGTACTCAGCCGATTTGTTGGCTAGATAGCCTTTTACAGTGTCAATTCGGACAGCCTTTTGATGTTCTTCAAACTCTTTGACATCACCAGCAATTTTGGTAATGATGTCTTTTAGAGGCTGGATGGCATTCTTGACATACTTGTCAAATTCATCAGCTGGTTCAGATAAGACTTTCTTATTCCTGATCCGTTCATCAGAAACCTGCTTGTCTAATTTTCGTAGATCGGCAAGTGTCTGCTTGTCATCCTTGATAGTTGCAGCCGTAACCGTGTAATTTTGATACTTTGCTACAACCTCATTGATATTCTGCTCAAATTTCTCACGGTCAATGATTTCAACCTGTGCTTGTGTTACTTTTACCTGTAATTCTTGCATGTTGTCCTCCTAATATTCAAGTTCACCGTCTAGCAACTCGCCCTGGATTGGATCCTCATTTTGAGTAGGTTCAGGATCTGCATGATTTGCCTCTTGCTCTTTGTTGAATTGATCAATCTGAGCCATCTTGCGTGCTACGACATCCTCACGGCTCTCTTGAGGTGTGACGTCTTTGATTGCGTCAAATGTATCTCCACCATCGATGTCTGTATACATGTTCCCAAGTTCGTCAGGGAAAGCCTCTCTAAGAGTCTGCACTAGAGCTGTTTTTCTGATCATAGTGGCTGGCATTGATTTCCAAGTGCTCCGTGGATTGCCATTTCTGTCTGTTTTGACATACTCATTAAAGTCAACTGTGACCTTATATCTGTGTGAACGGTCTTTACGATAGACAACGGCCCAACCACCTATTAGAATGTCCTCAGGTAATTTAAGAGAGCCCTCAATCTCTATCATTTCTCCATTTCTCATGACAGTAATTCCAGCCTCAAAACCATCATATCCCTCACAACGTTCAGCACGTTTCATAAATGCCTCTTTTGAGACAATCAAGCTGAACTCTGTGCCGCTATTGTTTTGATAGGCTACAATGTAGACCTCGTTAGCAAATGGGTTAAGATTGCGACCTTTACACAAGGCTAGAGCCTGACCTACTTGTTTTTCAGTCAGTAGGTTTTGTGGGTCAAAATACTTTTTGATGTCTGCCCCAGTCAATAAACTTGGATCAGTAGTGATGTCACGTTTTATCTGTGTTGCTAATTGATTATTAGTCATCTTGTTTTCTCCTATGTGTTCATGTCAATTCTGCGTCTAGACTTACTATTTAAGTCATCTAATTCATTTTTGTAATCTTGAATAAGTTGCAAATTCCGGTCAATGAAGCGTTCTACAACTTGACCTAGAAGTTCTTGTGTTGTCACGCCTCTCAATTCAGCAAGAAGTCTGATATATTCTTTTTGTTTTTCAGAGATCTCTGCTCTTATGAACGACTTTCCTTTATTGGTCATCTGCGTCATTTTTTTCTCCTTTAGGCTAGCAATCTCCTACATAGATCCATTGACCAGCGCTGAAAATCCAATCAGCTGGGTCAAGTTCTTCTCGTTCTTCAGGCGGTTGCATTATATCTCTGTCATAATTAAACATGAGCATACACCTTCCCAAGCTCCAGAACTCGTTTCACATATCTAGCCTTGGATGTTAGCCCAAGATCCAGCAATTCGTTTTTTTCTTCATGATTGGCCAAAAGCCAGACACGGTTTTCAATTTCAATCTTTGTCATCTTCCTGCTCCACCTCTTCAATTTTCACTTCGCTATTTAGACGTTTCATGGCTTCATCTACCGACTTGCCGCCCAGGACGTCCTTGAGCATGTGGCTTACATCGTGCATTGTTTGAGCCTTCGCCTTGCTTCTTTCATCCTCTGGCATCAATCCGACATCTTGTAGAGCCAGAAAGGCTAAACTGACATCGTGCATTTCTTTCTGAAGCTGTTTGATTTTTTTGATTGTTTTTAGTGCTTTAAACATATTGTTCTCCCATCTGTTCTTTTTCTTTGTAGATTGCCAATTGTTGTTTCAGATCATAGATTTCTTGCTCACACATAAAGCGACGTTTGCGCTCTTCGAGAAGGTCCTCATTAAGCTCTACCGCTACTACTCTCCAATCAAGGCTCACTTCCTTGATGATTCCCTCGAGTCTGAGTTTTAACTTAGTAAGTGATTTCATTAAGCTACATCCTCCTTGTTAGATCGCTTGTTCATACCTAGAATGATGTCATAGTACGAATGACCAGCAGGGATGACATAGCCTGTCAAGTCTTCAATGACCGAACCATCTGCCATTATGTTTACAATTCTTGGTTTCCATTGCTCTTTTTTTCTCTTCATGTTATAATTTCCTTGAATAATTTTGTTGAGCGCCTGATTGCCGTCAGGTGCTTTTTTATTTTATGTCGTATAGACACTTCCATTCGTCGCATAATACGTCAGCTCATTCATCTTATTAGTGAACCGTTCGTCTGTCGTAATCAGCAACCTCTCTTTAAGCAGGGTTGATAGTCCGTAAAATTGGCTTTCAAACTGTTCAATAGCCTGCTTGCGTTCCTCAGTAGTCAGTTGCTGACAAGGAGCGTCTCGAAGCTGTGTCTTTGCTGAACTTAAAAGCATTCGTCTTCATATTTCCTTTCGTTATTCTGTCAACGAGACTCTGCTCGTAAAGTTCTTTGAGGTGCTTACCTTCAAAATTAGTTGTGATAATTGTATTCGTCCTGTTTTCAAGTATTTGATACAGGACTTTCTGCATCCAGTTATTGCCTTGTCTGATTTCGTTCCCAACACTCGACTCTTTGCCTAGGTCGTCCAAAATCAAGAAGTCAACGTTTTGCAGGAATTTCACGACTGAGCGTTGTTCCCACTTAGAGTCCTTGTATTGAAAAGCCTCTTGCATTCGAGAAAACAGCTCCATGGATGGCATATAGACTACCGATTTCCGAACTTGGAGCATTTGAAAGCTCTCGTTTAAGGTTTTAGCTATCCCGACGGCCAGATGGCTCTTGCCAACTCCAGGCGGTCCAGAGATAATCGTATTCCCTTCGTAGCGCTCTTTCACATAGTCAGCCGTGACTCGCTTAGCGAAATTGACTGCTTTAGCGTCCTGATTTGTATGGATTTCAAAATTTCCAACAGTCGCATTTTTCAAATCGTTTGGGATGATGCTCTCTTTCATAAAGAGAGAATATGATCTCGTATCTCTGATTTGAGCTTCAGCAATAGCTAACTGTTCGCTTGCGTTCTGGTTGATAGTCTCTTGAACACATTCAGGACAATAGGTCAGCGTGTTGCGAGTGCAAGGGTTGATAGACCGCCACATGTATACACCTTCGTGTTTTGGACATTGCTGTTTCAAAGTCTCAACCTGCAAGGCTCTTTCTTGCAACTCTTTGCTTGATACTACTTGCATGCGCACCCCCTAAAATCCAAGCCGTGGATCAAATCCATCATCGGATAATCTCAAGCGACCGTTCGACTTATTGTTTGACCGAGTAGGCTTCTGCCTGTTCTCTACCAGTTCAACAGTCGTTAAACCTTTCTGTTTCCAGTCTCTCAATATACTTTCAAGATATTTAAAGTAAGGCTTACCATTGCCCACACATTCCTTGATGGCTAACTTGATAACCTCTTTACTATGGTCTTGTAAGAAGTATTTCAAGTCCTCAATTTCAAATGGTGTCGGGTATCGTCCGAATTCTGAAAAAATCCAATCATGAACAATTCCTAAGTCGTTTTCTGCGGGGGCGTCCTCTATACTATATAGATTATTAGCACCCACCCCCTCTGGTTCAATCAGGGTGGTTATATAAGGGTGGTTATTATCAGGTTGGTTAGACTTAATATTTTTAAGTTCTTGAACTAAAATTTCTTTAGT